AAAGTTAATCGATGAGACAATAGATAGGCTAATGTACAAGCCAGAAGAAGAAATTCGTGATTTATATTTTAAAGATGTTCCAGTTAGAGTTGCAGATTGCAATGATTTTATAGAATATCAGAACGTCTTTTATCGGACCGATGAATACTCTGTTAGAGATTATGACAATTAGAAATTGCATCCTATATAGTTCGACTATGTAGCCGCCATCAGATCCGTACTGATGGCTTTTTCATTAAAATAAATGCGTTAAGATTTGAGCTAAAATATGAAGATTTCTCAAGAGAAACAGATAGATTGGTAATAACCTTATTCTTACCTCTCCTTTTTTAATGAAGGATATTTTGAATATACTTTGTTCTTGATTCCTTGTGGATTGGGGGCGTTGTGTGCCAGTTCTAGAGCACTCTTAGCCCTTTGCTTCGTGTTGATAGGGTAGCTTCCTTGGGGAGCTCCGCCACTTGTTCCAGAAAAATCCTTTCGGGATACATTACTATACTTTCCTACATTAGATCCACCTTTAGAAGATCGCATCCTTTTTAGAGCATCTTTTGATACAGCGATTTTCTTAGTAATTTTTTTGTCTTTCATCAAAACCTCATTCGTTCTGGTCTATAATTAAAATTAAGGGTATCAATAGTTTGTTGACTATATCCTGTTCTATTGAGTTTATTGAAAAAGTGGGTAAACAATGCATATCGTTGAGCATCTATACTATGATCAGCACTTTTGATAGGGCGGTCAAGACCACGTTGGGAGGCTTTTGGATCCCATCTGTACCCTTCAATCTCCTCTATTGCTTTTGTGCAAGTTTTTTTTATCTTATACACACGGTCATGCAGTAGCGAGGACATGAATTGAATCCCTTCAATAACTGAATTATCTGCCTTGACGATTCCATTAATACCTAATTCTTGAAATTGCACTTCTAAACTTCTTGCTGATGGATCCATATATATGGCTTCTAGATGCACATCTTTGCTCCATTCTAAAAAGTCTAGGGTGTATTGATAATCAGATTTTGGCCCTACTTCTATAGAATCATGGTAGTATTCCCTCTCTAACCAAATTTCATGATTTCCTTCAATTAACGCAAATCCTATCAGCATGAAGCAAGTTGGATTTGATGAGCCATAATCAATACCAACAATATGACCATGCGGTCGTTCATTTGGATGGTCAATGGTATGTACTGTTCTATCAAAAAAAGGAAAGATTGACCCCTCCGCAGCAACCCATTTCCCTAAAATACGTCTTTGATATAGCAATCCTGTATGTTCTTTACAAATTGAATCAATATAATCTTGAGATAATGAGGGGTTGTCGGTAATTCTGAATGAGAAAACCTTCCATGGGAGTTTATCACTTTCAATTCGATCGATAAATTTTCTCTTCAACCAGTGAAAAGGTGATTCTGGGTTAGTTGTAGCAATAATCATTGCTCCTTCAATAGAGATCCTGCCTAAAAGTGTAGTGAAGAAGTTTTCTGGAAGTAATGAGACTTCATCAATTAAAGCCCCTGCAAAAGTTGATCCTAATAATGAACTGTAACTTCTCTCATCCTTACCAGCAATTATAAAGTATTCTTTATTCCTGAACTTAAGGATACCTCTAGTAGAATTATAACTAATTGTTCTATGACCAACAATAGACATAATTTCAGTGATTACATTCCTGTAGATAGATTCCCTTGTTTTCCCTGATAGTAAAAGGGGTCCAGCTGGAGCATCTTCTGCCGACCATTTTAAAAATTTTAATAGAGCACTGTAACTTTTCCCTGCACGAATAGAACCCTCAAACAGATTAAACCGTGCATCCGAATTAACATAAGCTTCAGCTTGCTTTGGACTCAATGGTTGCATCATGCTGCTTCCTTATCGCTCCATCTAACTGATTAAATAAATTTGATATTTGACTATCATTAATTGAATCTTCTGAAATTGGGTTATCTGTTTGGCCTAGGTATTGCTTTCCTAGAAAGATCGCCATTGTAGCGTTTGACTTTGCAAGATTGAATTGCATAGCTCTCAATGAGACCTTCGCATGATTTGTGAACTGCTCAAAAACTTCCTTGAATGGTTTGTTGTACTCTCGTTCAGCCCATGAATACAATGTTGTCCTATGAACATCGAGTATGCTTGCGATTTCTCCACTTCGTGCGAATTTTTTACAGAGGTTTTCAAATATTTTCTTGTCTATTTTAGCTTTTGGACGCCCTTTCGGCATAATTTCACCCCACCTAATTATAATAACCTAAACTTTATTATAATTAAAATGTAATAAAAGTGAAATATTTTTTATTAAAGGATAGATAATATGTACATTAAAAATAATAATGTTATTATGGTGAAGTTTATTGCTATGACACAAATAGATCCTTCAAACAAAAGATCATCTAACTTTTTTTCCTTTCTATTTGCAATTAGGATATAGACCATAATCAAATATATTGGCATTAGTATGATTGATGCTTTTAGGAGGTTTCGTGAGGATTCAATGGTTGCCTCTGCAAAGATCAATATGCCCATACAGAATAACCATACACAAGAGGCGGCGGCAACACGTGGGCTAAAGTTCATCTTCATTATTCATCTAACTTTTTATATAATAGATCAAGCCATTTATTAAGCCATTTAGCAAAAAAACCAACGCACCTATTAAACCATTTTGATCGTTTTGAGAATCTTCGTAAAAATGTATAACCATAAACCATCCCCGTAAAAAAAATAAAAATCATTGCGAGTGAATAGATAATAATTACCACTAATGCCATTAGATGGGTAATAATCCACGATAATGCAAAACCCATTAAACCCCCTTTTCTTCACTGTATAGATCACACGATATTTTAACAATAAATATTTTAATTCATAATTATAAAGATTTTTATTTATATTAATTATTAATTATGTATAATAATAATTATGGCACAGGTTTAATTGGGGTGATAATCTGGCACAACGTGAATTCTCTGAATCTATTGTTTCGCAACTCAACAGAGACTATGACAGCGGTTGGGAAGCTTGGAATCCATTATTTTCTCTTTCTGAGGAAGGCCTTCGTTGCTATGGAGGCGACCAATTTTCCAATCGTGAAAAAGAAGATTTGCTGAGACAGGGTCGTACGATATTTACGTTCAACTCGCTGAGAAGAGTTGTAGCACAAGTCGGCGGTTTTCAACGTAAATCTAGATTGTCACCCATAGCCATTCCAGCTCATTTTTCAGATCAAGAGGCTGCTGATGAGATTACAGACCTTCTTTTGCATGTATTTTCAAAAGCTGATGCACTGAGAACAATTAGTGATTGCTTTGAAGGTGCTTTGAAAACAGCGTGGAATCTTGCTACAGTTTATATTGACTACAACGATGATCCGATCAATGGGTCTATTAAATTCGGCAGAGAACCTTATTCTGGATTTATTCTAGATCCATTTTTTACCCAAATGTCTTTAAGTGATTGTAGATTTGCAATTAGACGAAAATACATCTCTTCAGGGCAAGCATGTGCGTTGCTTCCAGAGTTTAGAAAGGATATTAAAGCTTTAGCTGCAGAAGGATTTAAGAGGGATGAAAAGTTTACGTGGCTTCCTCAGGTTAGGCTTGGAGAAGGGCAAAAAAGAGACCTAGTCTCATACGACGAATACTACAGACAAGTCTTTAATGATGTTCATTACATTGCCGATAAAGGTACAGGAGATTTTCAACGATGGGAAGGAAGTGAGAAAGATTTAAAGGAAATCCGTAAAAGAAATTTAAATATTGAAATCATTACAAAATCTGAAAAATCAATAGAATGCCATATATTGGTAAATAATATTTATTTGAAAACTGAAGTGAATCAGTTTGGTTTGAATGAATATCCCTTTGTCCCATTTGTGTATCAATATGATCCAGAGGGGCTTGATTGGGGGCTGAAGTTACAATCTATGATCAGTCCTTTGCTTGACATTCAAAAAGAAATGAATAAGTCAGTTTCTCAGATGAAGGCAATCGTTGAATCGCAAATACACGCAGGATTTTTGGTTGAAGATGGCTCCCTCGTTAATCCAATGGCTTTGCATAAAACAGGAGCTGGAAGACAGATTTTTAGAAAAAAGGGAACTGCGGCTGACTGCCTAACCCCTCTTCCTGTAAGTCCTGTTGATAGCAGTTTGCTTGAAATCGTCACGCTGTTTGAGCAGAAGCTATTAGATATAGCAGGTTTGAACAAAGCAAATTTTGGAGAGGTTGAGAGCGGCCATGAATCTGGTTTATTGATGATGCTTCGTCAAGGTTCGTCTGAAAACAACCTTCAAGGTCCTTTAGATAATTTAAGACATTCACAATCATTATTAGCCGAAAAAGTGCTAAAAATTATTCAAGCGAAATGGACCCCTGAAAAAATTGCTAAAGTTTTAGGAAGGCAACCTTCACCTCAAATCTATTCTAAAGAGTATATAGAGCATTCTATTGATTTTCAAGAGGGACTTTTAACCAATAATTCTAGGCAGTTACATTTTGCTCAAATGATGGAGTTGTACAACTTGACTGGTGGTCCAGAGGGTAGAAGCCCGATAACCGCAAATATGCTCGTGCAAGCAGCTCCATTGCAGGGATTGAGTAAGTTAAATAGAGAAATTGCGGAAAATGAGAAACAGCAGCAGCAGGTACAGAAAGCATCAGAGCAGGCACAAGCAAAAGTTCTTGAAGCAGAATTAGAGCAAGCTAAGGCAATTTCTTTAGAGAGAGCAGCAACAGCTCAAGAAAAATTTTCTAAAGCCAGTGATGATCGGGCAAGTGCCATTCTTGACAAGGCAAAGGCAATTAAAGAATTAGAGTCCATGGACCAAGAAAAGCTGAATAAATACATTACCATGATTCAACAGTTAGAATCAATGATGGTTCAGCAAGAGGAAAATGTACAAAAAGCAAACCAGCAACAAACAAAAACCCAAGGAGTTTCTAATGAAGAAAACATTGGCCAAAACAATGAACCGAATGGCTAAAGGTGGTCCCAAAGTAAAATCAAGATATTCTTTTGATACAATGGGAAAAGGCTCTACTTTCAGCACTTCAGATTATGAACAAAGCAAAAATGGATATATCCATAGCCTAGAGAATTTTTCTCCACATCCTAACGATTTAAAAGGAATAAGACCAATAGACAATAAAGGCGTTCCTGCTGAAGGGTGGAACTACTAGAATGGCTCAAGAAATTGGTGATACTCTTCCTCTTATGAGGGAAAAAGCTCAAAAAAGATTTGATAAAATCTACAAGAAGAACAAACACAGACGAGAAAAGTATTGGATTGTGATGGTCTACAAACCTACAAAAAATACGTTAGACGGTCGTCCTATATTGTCAACATTTATCAAGGCTTATTTTGATAAAAGGCCATTAGATATGGTTGGGACTGTTATCGCTGAAGTAGACAACATAAAAGGAGAAGTTAAATGGGATATTCATCTTCAAGATGTAAATTTTGACTTTTCAAAAGTAGAAGGAGCCAGAGAAAGTGACGATAATTTGATCGCTACTGAGAAATTAGGAGCATTTTACAACTTTGGTTAAATGAAAAAAAAGGGGTGGGGATCTCGTGGAAGAGCAACAACATTCAGAAATACCTGAATCACAGGAGCAGCCTATTGTTGATGAAAATAGTGCTGCACATCAAGAACAAGAAAGTTCAAATAATGACTTTCATCAACAACTAGAGCAAGAAAGAGCGAGAGCTGCACGACTAGAGGAAGAAAATAGGATCTTCAAAGATCATTTAGCTCTTCAGCAATCTCAAAAACAGCAAGTTCAACAGCCACAAGCTAATACAGAAGACTATCTTAGTGACGATGAAGCTCCTTCATGGGCTGAGGTGAAGCGTTATGTGTCTGAAAAAGAAAAAAAGTTTGAAAAAACATACGAAGAACTTCGAGTTGCTCAAAAGTATAAAGATTATCAAGAAGTTATTGAACAACATCTTCCCGATGTCATCAAACAAAATCCCTCTCTTAGAAGGTCATTAGAGTTAACCCAAGATTATGAGTTAGCATATCACCTAGCAAAAAATTCAGACAGCTATAGAAATGCAAAGCAGTCAAATAGCCAAGCAAAAAAAGTTCAAGAAACTAACAAAATTATCAGTAATGCAAAAGAGGCAGGAAGCTTGTCTAGCGTCTCTTCTAGCTCCTCTACTGGAGTTGTTGATGGGGTTCAGTCAGGGTCTCATCTAAATGATGATGATTTTTTGAAATTGGTTAGAAAACGTGCTGCAGGAATTAGAGATTAATTTTGAACAACGAAATTTAGAAAAGAAAAAGAAAAAGGAATAAAGAAACATGGCAAGAAATATTACTACGACTGGACAGTTACCGCCTGCTGTTGATGAGTATTTTTGTAGGGCGATACTATTAACTGCATATCCCGATCTGCATTTTCAGCGATTTGCTATGGTGCAATCAATACCAGAAGGAAGTGGAAGCACAATTGTCTTCAGACGTTACCCACGGTTAGCTCCAGCCACCATACCGTTGAAAAATGGCATCACACCAGCGGGCTCACAGCTATCTGTGGAGGACATTAAGGCTACAATCGAATTCTATGGTAACTATGTCACGCTAGATAATGACGTCCTCCTTACAGTTGAAGATGATACATTAAATCAGGCTTCAAGAATTTTGGCAATGAATTCTGCAGAAAGTTTGAATATAGTTACAAGGGATGTTTTGGCATCAACTGCCTCTACCTATCTATGCCAAGGAGGCCAAAACGCAAAGAACCCTAGTGACGTATCTGCAGAAGATCTAAACAATGTAATACATTCTTTAATTGGTCAGGATTGCTATCCCATAAAAGAAGTTATTACAGCTACAGATCAATATGCAACTACACCAATTAGAGAAGCCTACATAGGGATTGTCCATACAGACATTTTACAAGATCTTGAGGCATTAGCAGGATTTGTGAAAACAAACCAGTACGCTGGAGACCCTAGAGATACCATTATGAGCGGCGAGTACGGGGCGTTTAACCAAATTAGATTTTTAAAGACGACTATTGGGTCTAAATATATCGATGTTAACGGAGACTCTGTTTACAACAACTTTGTTTTTGGAAGAGAAGCTTATGCTGCCGTTCATTTAGGCAACAAGTCAGGGGAATTTTACGTCAAACCAAGAGGTTCTGAAGGCTCTGCTGACCCATTAAATCAAAGAGCATCCGTTGGCTTTGGCTGGTACTACGCTTGCACCATTCTAAATAGCAACTTCATCGAAAACGTCAAATGCACACTGAAAGCAGCTTAGGAGGTAGATCATGGCACAAGTAAAAAGTTTTTCATGGACAAACCCTTCTCCTACAGTTGTACGAACTTTAGATATAGGATTTGACATCACAAAAATAGAAGTTATCGACGTCACCGCAGGGGCTAAAGGAGAATGGGTATTTGGTATGCCTGTAGGCTCATTACAAGCTGCCGATGGTACCGTCACGTTAACAAATGGGGTAACACCTTTAGACGAGCAAGCGATCTTTGGAGCTCCTATTACAGCTCTCACAAAAGGAGCTACTACAGTTATTACAATCGCATTTGAGGATCGTTTTGAATATGTAGAAGGAGACAAGGTTCGGGCTGTTTCGATTGTTGATACAGGTGCTGCTGAAACCTTGAACAGAGAATATACAGTTACCTCTGTTTCTGGAAATCAAATCACATGCTCTGATGACACAAGTTCGGGCTTTAATACGTATGTAAGTTATGGCCTTCTGAACAGAATTCAAAATAAAGATGGACGCCCATATAGCCGAAAAAATGTGGCTATTTCTGGATGCACACTTGGCACTTCTATTGTTGGTGCTGCTGGCTCAGAGATGGTTGCGGTTGTGTATGGCGAAGAAAGCGTTGTTTAACTGAAAACCAAAAAGGAGATTGGGTGGGACAAAACCAAAAATCCAAATCAGTTAATTCTGAAGAAAAGAAGGATATTTTCCATGCGTTGAAAGTACTGAAAAATACCTCACCTTCAGAGATGACTGATGAGCAAAAAGCCCTTTTAGAACAGGCTACGTTGCTTGCTAAGACACATATCATAAAAAAGCCTCAAGAAACAAGCAAAGAAAAAGATAAGGAGTTAGCTCTAAAACTTTTTTCTAAGCTTGAGGGGAAGGAGATCAAGAAACTAAGTGAGGAGCAAGAAGAAGTTTTTCGTTTAGCAAAAAAAGTCTCCAGAGCCGCTTTTATTGATCATGGTCTTTCTGAAGAAGAAAAGGAGAAGATGCGTGAGTTGAAGGTCTATGAAATTCATAATGTTAGGCATCAAGGAATGAGAGATACTATTCTTTATCAAACTTATCCAATCTCTGTTGATTGTGGAGAAAAAACAATTCTCCCTGTTTTTTTAGCCAAGCATTTAGCAGAGGTCCATACCTTAAGACGTGAATTTGTACCGACTTCTAAAGGACCTGTACAAAACAAGATTGTAGGGAAAAAGTATACTTATAGCGTTCGAGAGGTTGAATGACACATTGGACCTTTCAAAAGATCCAAAAAAAGGTTCGAGAGGTTACAGGGCGTTTTTCGCCAAATGACCTCTCCGATCTTGAGTTAAAGGAAATCATCAACCGATTTTATACGGTGACATTTCCGAATGATGCGAAAGTAACTGGTTTGCGGACATATTTTTCATTTGCTTGCAAACCTAACCAAGCCTACTATCCAGCCCCTTGGGATGTTTTTTCACTAATCGAGCCAAATGCAACATGCAACAATTATAATCTTGATTTTAGTGTTGATGCCTCGTTTTTTAATGAATTGTATCCTGAGCAATATCAAGAGCTCGCTGTTGGTGATGGTGATGGAGTAAAGACGATATTCTCTATTACTTCTTCGGGATTTCCTATTATGCCCTCTACATTTACAGGAGGATCGTTTGGGGAAACATTTCTTGATAAAAATAAAGACTGGTCAACCACTGATGTAACAATTGAGGGGAGTAATGGAGGACAAGTTGTTCTGAATTATTCTTTAGGGACAATTGTCTTTAACTTTGCTACGCCTCCAGCCATTGGGGATAAGGTAAGCTCTAATTTTATCAAATTTGTTGCTTCTAGACCTAGGGCCCTATTATTGCATGAAAACTTTATCAAGCTTTATCCAGTCCCTGACTCTACCTATTTAATTCGTATGCAGGGAAACAAAAAACTTCAAGATATGATCCTTTCTACAGATCAACCTGAACAAGAGGAATGGGGAGCTGCTATAGCATATGGTTCATCAAGAGAAATATTTTTTGATCATGGAGAAGAGCAAAAAGCATCGGTGGCAAATGCCGCCTATCAAAAACATTTAGAAACAGCCATGTCTCGAACACATGAAGAGATTATGGAAGGTAGATCAATTCCATCATGGTAATTAAGGAGCTTTAAACATTGGTATACGACAACACGAAACCCTCTGATGATGTAGAATTAAAGGATATATCTCTTCAAACACGACCAAATTTTCAAGCAATTCAATCTGGAGACCCTTCATTTTCACAAGACCAAATTAACATAAGTAATAGAACCACTCTTCCTGATGATAATGACCCTGAAACACCTGTAGGAATGTCTAGAGTTTATGCGAAAGAAGATGGGGAAGGGAATATTGAGCTATTCACAAGGGATACTCAAGGGAATATTGTCCAACTAACTGAAGGTGGAAGAATTGGTTCAAGAAATACCGTATTATCTTGCTCCAACATTTCTTTTCCCTCTCTAACAACTGAAACATTTTCTCCAAAAAATCTAATGATTGCTGCTATTCGTTGGCAAGCAAACGGCCAAACTATTAGTTCATTTGGATGTACTATTCTAAGAACTGGAACTGGAATTTATTTAATTACACTCTCTGAAACACCTCAAGGACCACTCTATCCTTGTCCAACTCCTATTGCTGAAAGTCTACGTTCTCATGAAATTAGATTGACAAACCCCAATCAATTTGAAGTTAGGTTTAGATCGTCTAATGGTTCTTTCGCTGATAGTGCTGGTGTTTGTAATATTTTTGGGGGCTACAATTAATTGACAGAGACAACGAATATGCTTATTGCTCCGTTTAAAAGCGGATTGACTACGGAAACAGAGCCTTGGATCTCGCCCCCAGACGCTTTTCCTGATTTAAGGAATTTTCATGTAACCCATGGAAGATTAGAGAAGAGAAGGGGGTATAGAGTTTTTGGTACTCTTCCTTCTAATGATCGTGTTATGGGGCTTGCTCGTTATTTTGATACAGAAGAGTTTAATGAGAACCTTGCCTTTGATACAACATCAGCCTACAGGTTCAATTCTTCTACTAATGTATATGATCAATTAGACCCTATTCAAATTTTTTCTGGTGGTCAAAAAGATTTTGTAGTTTCTGCAAATTGGCAATCGCAAAACTTGCCTAATAGATTGTATTTCACGAATGGGCTTGCATGGAATGGGTTATCAGATCCTAATTCTAGAAATGGCATAAGATTTTATAATGGTTCTCCATCTACACAACTTCTTATTCCTGATTTGGGGGGTGCAACCCTATACGGATGTAAGTTAATTTTTACATTAAATCAACGGTTAGTTGTTCTAAGTACAGCAGAGCTAGAAGGGCCGAATGTCAATTATCATCCCCAGAGGGCCAGATGGTGTGCGAAACAAAATCCTGAATTGTGGTCTGACATTGTTGCAGGACAAGGAGACTTTGCGGATGCAAGCACAGGGGAGCATATTATATCAGCCGTACCTAAAAAGAATTCTTTGATTGTTTTCTTCTCCAATTCTGTTTGGGAGCTCGTCCCTACAGGGGATCCAAATCGTGCATTTCAATGGAAAAGATTAAATAATTTTCGCTCTTGTGATGGCAGGCAAGCTTCTGTTGGGTTTGATGATATGGCGATTTCTATTGGCACAACTGGAATTATTGCTACCAATTCGAATGGATCGCAAAGAATTGATGACAAAATTTCTAATTTTGTGACTGATGAAGTGGATAAAGGTTCTTTTGATAAAATGTTTTGTTTTAGAGATTTTCAAAATCTTAGATTTTTGACGCTCTATGCAAATAACTCTAGTGAGAATAATAAAGTTTTAGTGAATGACGATGATTCAAGAGCGTTCTCTAAATATGATCTCTCTTTAACATGTCTTGGGTATGCGAATACAAGCCTTAGCCTTCGTATTTCAGATTTTCCTGCTGGTGTAAAGATTTCAGATTTTGGCAACATGAAAATTTCTGATTTTAGTTGGCAAGAAAACGCTGACATCCTCATCGGAGGAACTGTTGACGGAAGAGTTCTTGAATTGAATTTTGGGGCATATGATGGTGAAGAACCTATTCCTTGTAGCTTTATAACGAGTGCATGGAACCCCTACAAAGAAGATGGACTTGAAGCAAAACTTTTATATGTAGATTTTTTAGTTACAACAGTAGAGAATGCTCAAGGAGTTGTATACTTTTTTAAGGATTCTGAAACTGCTCCCTATAAAGAACAGTTCATCGATCTTCTTCCTAACTTAGGGTATATTTGCAATATTACAGGTATTCAAAATACTGACCCCTGCCTTATTACAGCTCCCGATCATGGGCTTGATTTAGGGGGAATTGTTTATGTCTATGGTGTTAGGGGAGTGGGAATAGGCGGTGGCTACGATTTTGTCGTAATGGATGAAAATACGCTTAGCTTAGTTGGGGTAGACGGAACGAATTTAGGGGAATATAAAAGTGGAGGGAAATTATATGAGCGTGCTTATCGAAAAGAAAAGGCTTGGATTAGAGCGTTTGCTGGTGGCGTTGGAAGCCGTCATCAAATTTCAGCAACTTTTAATGCTCTAAATGATCAAATTATTATCCATGCCCTAAAACCTGTTTTCAGCCCTGTAGGGAAAGAGAGGTTAATCAATTGAGCATGCCTATCTATCCTATACTACCTACCGATTTAAACGAAGATTTATCTATATCTCTGCAAGAGATATACAGGGATATCTATTTTTGTGCAAATGGAAACTTTTTCACTGACTCAGATACTAAACCGTTTAATTGGGAACCTACCCTAACATCTACAGACCTTGGCTCATTTAATTATTTAACACGGTGTGGTGTCTATTGGAGGCGATCGATTGTTAACGAACTATTTTTTCACATTCAATTTAACCATAGTAATCCTAGCGGCTTTCTTGGCTTACATCTTCCCTCAAAAATAATGAAGACAAGTGGACAGCCTTTTATTGGTCATATTCATCTCATAGATTTTCCGTTAAGTGCGAATTATACAGGGATTTCGATTAAGGGGATTTCAAATGATAATGAAGCAAAATTTTTTGAATACAGTCCAACACTACCAGAACAGGGGGTAACAGTTCCTGCATCGGGGGCATTATCGGGACATTTTACTTATATAGGAGTTAGCGATGACTAAAGAAAAAGAGAATGAAAAAATTAGAGAGCTTGATTGGATAAGACTCATTACACCCGATCATATTCCGAGCTATTTGATTGAACAAATAAAACGGCGTGAGTTTGAGGTGGAGGACTGGTTTGCCTTGCAAAGAAGTATCTGTCTTAGGGAAGTAAATGGATCAATGTCATTAAATCCTATGTCCCATTTATATCTTCTAGCGACAAAAGATAAGCTTCCAAAAGGGGCTTTGTGGTTTACGATTGATACTTTATCAAAATCAATTCATATCCAATTATTTTCAGTAGATAAAGAGTATCAGTTTGAGGGAGCTGTAGGTTATTTGAAAGATTTTATCAAAAAAATCCTTTTAAGTTCAGGATTAAAAAAAGTTTATTGGGTAACCGACTGTCCCAATCACAGTAAAACTCATGGGTTTGAGCAAAGCAGGGGTGTTTTAATGAAATATGAATTGCCAGAATCTGGTGGCGAGAGTGCAGAAACGATTTTAAATGGAGATAATGATGGCGGAAGGAAAGGACATATGGCAAACGCTGATGAATCACTCGACAGGGACAGCGGGGCTTTATCAACTTCTACCCGAAGAGCAGAAGCAGTCTGTTAACGAATTTTTGCTAGGTGGAACGAATTCTGAGCTTCTGAATCTTCTTTCCCCAGAACAGCAACAATTTCTTAGTAAATTATTAGGTAGTCAGACGCAAAATGCAAATAATGCCTTTGGTAATTTTTTTCAACAATACAGCCCGAGCCAATATAACGATTTTTACAATGAATCATTTGTGCAACCAGCTCAAAAAGTATTAGCTGAACAAATCATCCCTCAATTAAAGGAAGCTTTAGGGCAGGATCAATCCTCATCAGGAGCCTTGAATAGGGCTTTAACACAGGCGTCCTCTGGTGTTGCAACTGGCTTGGGGCAAAATATGTTGAACCAATATAATCAATCTCAAACAAATCGTTTAGGGGCTTTGAACACGTTTTCTGGTATTGGAACGGCTAGAACACAGGAACCGATAGTGCATCAAAAATCGGGTATTCTTCCTGCAATTCTTAGTGCTGTAGGTCAAATGTATAGTCCAATTCCAATGAAACAATATCAATAATGGGTGAAAGAAATGGTTACGGTTGTAGACGAAGACAAATATATTAGAGAAGGCATAGCAAAAGGTTTAGGGGGGATTCTTTCTCGCCTAGCACAACAGCAAAGAGAAGCGAATCAACAGGTTCTTGATAATCAAATTTTAACAGCATTAGGCGGCTTGCCTATGCAGCCTACACAAGGAGGAGCTCTCAATAATGCTATGGAAAATGCACCTCAGGAAAATTCTATGCAACAGGGAACGTTAGAGAATACTATGATGAATGCTCCCGAAGAAATTAGTGATGCTGTACTAGCTACTGGTCTAGGGTCAAAAAACCCTACAGTAAAAGCACTTGCGGAAAGCATTTACAAAGATAGGCAAGCACAAAATAAAGTTGATTACTCACTTCGAGAAAAAAATGCCGAAAAAATGGAAGAAAAGGCCTTAGAATTTGGCGAAACTATCCCCGAAACAGAAATTGCTCTTGATAGAGTAGAAAGAGCTCTAGAAAGCGGCCAAACAAGTGGGTGGTGGAATTCCTTCGCCAATCTTCTTCCAGAACAATACGCAAGACTATTTGAAACAGATGATGCTCAGCTACTAAAATCTGCGATTAAAACATTATTTTTAAAAGACTTGCAGGGCATGGTTGGACAGCGAGCAAACCAATTAATTGAAAGGGTTCTGTTAAATTCCCTTGCAGGGATAGGTAAAAGCGAAGCAGCTAACCAAGAATTTTTAGAAGCAGCTCGTATTGCATTGCAGATGAAAAAGAACTATTTAGAAGCCATTGACGAAATTAGTGCAAGAGGCGGAAGGCTTCCACCCAAAAATATGCGTTTAGAGGTACAAAAATTGACAAAACAAAAAAATGATCAACTTGCAAAAGATTTGGACATTGCCGTTAAAGACATCAAAAATGGAAAAATAAAAAATAATTATCTCGCTCAAATGCGGAAAGCACAGAAACAGGAACCACCACAAGGAAAGAGTTATTTGGCCTTGAATGGTCAAGTAGGCTTAGTCAATACAAATGAGCTTCCGCAATACATCAAACAAGGGGGTAGAGCAATTTGACTTCTTTTATACCACTTGGAGATGATTATTTTAACCAGCAAAACACTCAGGGGCAGTCTCCTCAAACACAACAACCCAATTCTCTTTTACCGCCTATCGTCCCTAGGCCAGAATTAAGTATACAAAATGTTCGGGATCAGGAGAAGACTGCAAACTCTTTTCGACCCCTTCCTAATGATTTTGTTGGAAAAGAATATGATTCAACAGCTAAATCATGGGCTAGGACAGCCCTTCAGGTTCCTGTTGCTACTGGTTATGTGGCATCTCGAGCATGGCTACTTGACATTGCTGCTCTATTGAATAGTGGAGAGGTGGCACTTAAGAAGAAGGGTCTGACTAAGTTAAATGAAGCAATCGAACAAAACCCACAATTAAACGCATTTTTCCAAAAATATGTTCCCAATTTCGCTAAGGAAATGATCAACCCTAATAATGTGAAAAGAGTTATTCCCTATACCTCTGAAATTCTTGAAAATTTAGAAAAAGTTACTGGTCTCCCATTAGAAGCGAGAACAAAGGGACAAAAACGAGTTAGATTCGCCACAGAGGTGGGATCTGGTACTGTAAAAGAGGGTGCTAAAGCAGTTGCAAAAAAAGTACTCGCCGCCACGGCTGTAAAAGCAGGCTCAGAAAAATTAGGAGTTCCCGAACCTTTTTCGGATATTGCAGGAATTCTAGCTGGTGGATCTGTTTCTAGAGCAGCAGGGAAAGCAGCAAGAAATGTTGGGGAGTCTACACCACAATTGACAAGAAAAGTGGTGAAAAAGGGGACAAATGCTCCTGTTAGAAATTTTGAGAAATTGAAAAGAAATACAAAAGTTTCTGAAGGTCAGTATGACAAGATCATGGCGGATGTTGCAGAAGATTTTATTGAACCACTAAAAAAAGAGTTATCTGAAACTCCTATAGGGAAAGGAACAGCAAAAACCCCGAGATTTAAAGAGGGGATAAAAAAAGAAATTGAGGATATCAGAAAACTAGCGGCTAGCGAAGAATTCAAAGATATCAAAGTTCCAGTGAAAAATATCAAGGATCGGTTAAAGGCTGATGTGAAAAAGGAAAATCTTGCACGAGGAAACTTCCCCCTTCAAAAAGAATATAGAAGAATGATGAACAAATTCATTGGAGAAAAGGATTATCTGCCACCAAAACGACCTCCCAGAAAAAAACTTAAAGTTAGAGCGTCAGAGCCTTCTAGCTGGACTGAAGAGTCTTTAGGGAAATCTGATCAGGGAATAGCTGAGTTCAAGAAAAATCTTGAAAAATTTTTAGGAAAAGAGATTTTTCCCAAAAAACCTAAAGAACCAGAAAAAATACCAAACACATTTTCATTGTCAGACTTAGAGAGGATTTATAGAGCCACCAACGAAGAGCGAAAACCTATTATGAAGATCAAGAGAGGAGAAAAGGTTAAAGATCTTGAGAAAACTCCTCAAGAAAGGTATCGAGAAAAAGCGACAAGACAGATTAATAGAGCGGTAGAAGCAGAAATTCTAAAAGCAACAAAACATACAGATTTTGGCAAAAGATTTGTCACCGCAAACAAAGCTTATACCGATATGAAAAACTATGAATCACTCATGCCTAGATTAGAAGGGGTCTACGGAAATAATAAAGACAACAAGATTGACTTCAAAGCTTTAGAAAACCTTCTATCCTATAACGGCCGAAAAGAAATAAACAGTCTTATTGGTAAGTCTGAGGGAGAAAAAATGATCAATCTCCTAGAGGATCTATGGAGAATGAAAAATCAGATCCAATATATGAAACGAACAAAATTATTTAGCAGCGAAGGGAGCACAGTTAAAGCAATCATTTCAACAAAGTTCCCCATGACGGTTCCATTTTTGTACGGAGGCAAGGGGATAACGCTATTAAGATCATGGCGTTTAGGCAAACAGAAAAGAGAATTAGCCGTCAGGAAACTGTTAAAACACTTAAAAAATAGAAATTGGGAAGAAGCGGCAGAAGAATGGAAAAGGCTTCCTAAGTTATTAAAAGAGAAAAAAGATTAAGGGGTGAGCACATGGGGTCGGGGGATTTAGGCGAATCTAGATTTGAAAAACCAGCGTATACAGGGCAAAGGAATAATCATATACCGATACAGGCGTTTAAAAGAATTCCTTTAACATCAGATAAAAATTTCAATGTAGGACAAGTTGTTATCATCGACAAGAACCCCCAAAATGGGATTCAAGGAGATCTGTACTATTTAGCGAGATTTGATCAAACAAATGGAAATGCTATTTGGTTGAAGTTAGTGGGGCAGGTAGCTGCCTTAGAGCCAATTTTAACCATAGAGGCGGAAGATGGGAATCAAGTACCAGCAAATGTGGCTGGGAATATATTAATAGGTGGTTTGGGGGGTATCTCAACAAATGGCTCTATTAATACAAATGAGATTTTTATAAGTTCTGACGCTATCCGTGAAATCCATACAGATGCAGGCCAGCCAGTCAAGGCAGATTTGCAAGGTGTGTTAAATATTGAGGGTCAAGGGATCATCAGTACATCCTCCGATGTTAATAGCAACAAAGTTATTATTTCAGCTTCTGCCATAACCTCCGCAGTAGAATCGATTGTAGGTGGGAATGGAGGAAACCCTTTGGTTGGAAACGTAGAGGTCTTCGCTACACGAGGAAATGTCATTTCAAACAATTTTAATCAAATTGTTATTGAGATAGACGACCAAGGGGGGATAGTTCGTGCTTATGGTGACGATAACGCATATATAGAAAAAAATGGCCTTGATTCCGTTTATATACTAGGACAGCCAAATTCAGGCATAAGCACTCAGGTAAACCCTGCGACGAGTACATTATTTATATCTGCAGATGTTGTTAAAGAAATTATTACTCCTAGCGGCACCGTTGGTAGCGATTTAAATAATACAGTTACCTTTGCTGAAGGATCGGGGATACAAATAAGTTCCGCAGGAAACACAATCACGTTTTCGAGCAGCGGTGGTAGTGGAGGTGGTCTCTCCTTTATTACAGGAGATGATTCGATTCAAGTTCCCCCAGATGGGAGTAATAACATTAATTTTAATGGTGGTGTGGGACTTTCCTTTTCAGGGGATGTAGGGTCAAATACCATAAATCTTACTGGAAATTTTGTACTTTCTATGCAAGGAAACAGTGGTTCAGCGGTTGAGGCTGCTGGAAACTCATTAAGCATAATTGGCGAAAACGGTGTGACCGTGGTCGGCACTCAAATAGACAGCACTCTTAGAATTTCCTCAGATGCTGCTAGAAGTGTTGCCTCTGACAGTGGCACCGCAGTGGCGTTAAATCAAGCTGTTAGGGTATTGGGAGGGCAGAATTGTAGTACTTCCGCAAGCGGTGATGCCGTTACTATAAACGTTGATAATTTAGCCGCTGGCTCTGTAAAATTTCTCTCAGGAAACAATTCTATCCAAGTTCCTGCGAATGGGGTTGATGAGATTGCTATAATAGGTGGAAATGGAATCAATGTGCTTGGCAACCCTGCTAACAGCACCTTGACTATAGATAGCAATGTTGATGTTGGAGTGCTAAGTTTGACGTTTAATGGAGTGCAAGTTCTTCCTGCGAGTGGTGGTACGATATCGCTGAACAACGGTCAGGGAATCACGATCACACCAAATGTAGGATCTAATTTGGCTACCATTTCGACGGCGGCTATACTCTCAATGAACGGTGATAGCGGAGGTTCCGCAAATCCTAACGCCTCAGGAGAATTCACGATTGAGGGAGGAAGCGATATATCTGTAGTTTCAGACCCAACCAATAATAAATTAACAATAAGCTCTACGGCAACTCCTCAGACAGCAATTGAGACCGTCACATTTGACAGTGGGGGAGAAATTAGTCCAAATAATGGAAATTTAAACATTGTCACATCTGGAAATGGGCTCAGTCTGGTTGGCAATCCTGCAACGAATACAGGCACACTTTCAAATACTTTATTGAATAGTATTACAGCTCCTACAGGAGGGGCTGTTTTTTCAACAGCGAACAACATCTCCTTTACCAGCTCTAATGGAGTTGTAATCACAGGAGACCCTAATAATTCTACGATAGATTTCTCCGTAACTCACCCAAATTCTGTTCTTCAAATACAAGGCGATTCAGGCGGAGACGTGAGCCCAGATGGGAACGGACTGCTACACCTTATCGGTAAAGTAGGCTCAGGAATATCTGTAGAAGGGAACGCAGCAGGAAATGAGTTGCTAATTGATTCTACAGCCATTCTTCAAGTTACCCCTTCTACTGGTTCGCCAGTTACGCCAGTTTCTGGAAATATTAACATATCCGCAGGAAGTGGGATAACTGTTAATGGATCGGGAAATTCTGTTTTAATCAGCTCAAGTCTGGCTTCGTCGGCAATTGAAGAAATAGAAAGCGATACGGTGACACCAACAGCAACACCATTTGCGAATAAACTTACAATAAAGGGCGGAGATGGTATTAGTGTTGTCAACGCATTCGGTGATCGAGGCATCGTCATTTCTTCTACAAATACCGCAGGGTTGACTTGGCAAGAACAAACCACTTCAGGAGCTCTCTCCTTCGGAACTGGCTACTTTGTTAACCATACAGGCGGTTCTGAAATAACCTTGACTCTTCCTCCCACGCCAAATATAGGGGACAGGCTAAGGGTGGTTTCAATGAATACAGGTCTGTTCAGGGTATCTGCTTTTTCACAGCAAATACGAGTAGGCAATCTTTTGAGTACAGCTATTTCTGGTTATGTACAGAATTTTGAGGCAGGAGACGGGCTCGAAATAATCTACTCTGGAAATAATGTTTATTATGCCTGTATTGAGCAGGGTTCATTTGACGTCGTATAGGGGGAATTGTGGTTAGGCAAGATTGTTGCTCTGGAAAGGGCGGAAATGTGGTTGTAGATAATCAGATTACAATTGGGACAAGTGTTTTCAATGAGTATAAGGCTCCCCAAAGCCATACTCCTGTAATCGAATTGGGCGGTAGTACTACTGGAATTGTGCACACTTCACCAGAATTAAGCAGGTATTTGATATTACAAAACATCGTGATAAACTCTGTCAATGTACGTATGCATGTTAGCAATGCAAGTATGGCTGGAGAACTTACTTTTACTCTTCCAACAGCCGTAAAAGCTGGCTCTGATTATGGGTGTTTAGGAAGCACCACGCAAAGAGGGTTTTTACACGAAACGGATGTACACACTGTTGCAACTGAATTTACTCTATTAACTTCGGGGCGTTTGAAGGTGTATAAAAGTGGAGCTCCTCCAAAAATTATCGACAAAGCTAATTTGCTCACTGACGGAGTCTCAGCCGTGAAATTCGACAGTTCAACAGATTATTTTAAAGATCCTATTTAAAGGGGGTTTATGGTTAGACAAACGAAGACAAATAATCATTTTACTGACTTGACGCTAGAAAGCTTTTCTTTCGGGGGGTCTTCCAACATAGATACCCTACAAACGCAAACCTCTTGGACACCAATTCTTTCGTTTGATGGTGATAGTTCAAATATTAATTATGTAGTTCAAGAAGGATTGTATAGTGTGGTAGGAAAAATATGCAAATATACTTTTAGAATTGAGATTGAAAGCTTCTCCTCAAACCCAGCACCAGCAACAGCAAGCGTTAGAATCAGTCTTCCTGTTCCTGTTGAAACCATGGTACCGCAGGCCTTTTCTCTAGGATTTGAAAATATAGATTTGACAGGGTTCGTACAACCTCTTTTGTTCAATGAATCTGGTGTTTCAAATTATTGCTTGATAAAGAAGACACAGAAAACAATCGCTCCTGAGAATCTTCAAAAACAAGATTTACTCTCTGTCCCTATTTTCGAAAGTGGAGGTACCTTAATCCTATGACGTTTCAAAATTCAGCAAATAATAGACTAGAAAACCTTGTTGCAGAGGCGATTACTGTCAATGCCTCCGATCCACTTGACACAATCGAAAAAGTCTCTTTCAATCCGCAAGTAACATTTAATGGGACTATCGATCCAAATGTCAGCTACTCGATCCAGAACGGTGTCTACGTGCACATTGGAAAGCTATGTGTATTCGCTATGGAAGTTGAATTTGACATTAGCTCGAGCGTTGTTAGCTCAGCATCGGAGTTCGGGCTATATCTTCCCGTTCTTTTTGAGGGAGGCACAGGCAGAAGACGTGCGATTAACAGCGTCTACGACGGACATACATGGGGGGGCGGAAGTGGGTTTGCTTGGATTAGTTGCCAAATTGGCGAATCGGACAGTCAAGACCATACCAAGAGCTGGATTATCAACACGCAAGGGATTGAAAACGCCGTCATCAAAAAATCAAACCTAAGACAGACAGGGGACAACTATGTAGTCCAGTCGGGAAATTATATTACCGTCTGATATTATCGGTAAAATCGTAGTACCATGAAAATACATTGATTCTTGGTTGCCTGTATAGAGCAATCAAAGATGCCCCCACCGTCAAATCTAACAAATCTAAAGAGTCCCCCCAGTACTTTTCCTGTATAGCCAATACTGAATTATCTGCCTTTAGTTTAATTGTTTTAAATGTAACTGTCTCTCCAAACACGCTCCACAGATGAGCTTCATATTCCTTCCTCCAGAAAACAAGATCCGCATCACATCTCACAACTCCATACAGAGCAATTTCATAAATATTAGGCCTATAAATCTGGTATAGAGGGTCTTCGAACAAAAAGTCTACGTCAAATTCTAATGCGTCAATCGTTTTGACAAGTCCAGACTCAATGATAACGTCAAATTGCTCATTTTTCTCTAATTTCTTTTTTTTGCCCATTTAAATCCATTCTAAGGGGATTTTGTTAATACTAGGGTGATTCTATTGCTCATCCTTATTTATTGCCTTACAGGGGTTAATTTGCATCTAATTTTGTTCCCACCGATTCTTTGTTTAAAAAATCTTGTATTGATAGGATTTTATTAGTGCTAATGGCTGGTCTAATCAACAACTCAACCCTTGGGTCTGCACTCAACTTCTTCTCTACGGTCAATTTCACAATGAACCTATCATCTGTATAAGAAATTTTTGAAAGAGCATCAAGATAAAATTTTACATAATTATCCGCATCGGGTATCTTCGTGTCAAAATGGTTCTCTTGATCTGGACGGCCTTCCTTAAATGACAAAAGGAGAACTTCTATAGGGCAATCGCCAAAATGCTTTTTTGACTGGCGTTTAACCGAATCTCTAAGCGTTTCCTTCTCTTTTCTTTGAGAGTCGAAAAACTTCACTGGTCTTACTGGACACGGCCTTTTCCAGCTTATAGGCTTCCCCCGAAAGACTAACTTTAATTCGCTACCCATAAAACTTATTTTAATTTTAGTTGAATTTATAGCAATGTTTATTTTAGTTGTTTTTATGTATACATTTAATACCGTAAAAGTTATTATATTTGTAAATCATCATTAAAGGTGATATTTAAAACCTAAACTTGGAGGCAACAATGGAACAATCAATTCCTGAAGAGGATGTTCATGCAAATTTCACCCTAAAACCAAACCCTGACGATCATGACAGGATTAAAGAATTAGAAGCTAAGGTTTCTGAAGATGAAAAAGAGAGAAAGTTTTTTACTGCCCTTTCAAAATTGCAAATGGACGTAATGGCGGTTAAAAAGGAATCCTTTAACCCATACCACAAAAGTAAATATTCTAAACTTGAATCCTTGAACGATCATATCGCTCCATTTTTAAAAAAATATGGGTTTGTGAAGTACACATGTGATTCGATTGTAGATGGTGAGAGGGTGTTAACCACAACTCTAAAACATATCCCAACGCTAAAAAGTATCAGTTGTACTGGAATTATGCCAAAGATTGATCCCAAAGACCCTCAACGCAACGGAACCTGCATAACTTATTCAATTAGGTACCACTTGATGAGCATGTTTCAGTTTGGGTCTGAGGATGCGAAAAGGTTTGGGGAGGAGGATGATGACGGTAACCGTGCTTCTGTACCACTTAGAGAGCAAGAAAAAAATAAAACCCAACCAAAATCTAGCGAAATTGATGGGATGAAAAAACAACTGATCGCTCTTGCCAATAGTCACGAAATAGGGAAAAAATGGCTGATTAAAATTTTAAAGGAAAGAAATAAAAAAACTGTTGACGATCTGATCGATCAAGATGTCGTATCGTCCATAAAGTGGATCAAGCTTAAGATAGCGGAGGGTGTGAAGAATGAAAAATAACTATATCGTAAAGAAAAATCTAGAACAGGGCTCTGAGGAATGGCTTAATTTGAGAAAGGGGCACGTTTGTGCCTCTGAAGCCCCTATTATCATGGGAGTTTGCAAATTTCGCAATGATGGTGGAGGAAGAAAAACGCCATTAACCTTATATAAAGAAAAGATGGAAGATATTCAGTTGCAATCAGATAACAAGGCTATGCAATTTGGAAGGGAAACTGAGCCAGTCGCAAGAGAGGCTTTTACTGAGAGAACAGGAATCGTATGCAGTCCTGCGGTGATCGTTTCAACAAAACACCCTTTCATGCTTTCTTCTTTGGACGGTCTTAGTGAATCAGGAGAGGTTGCAGTTGAAATAAAATGTTGTGGCTCTGAGGATCACTTTACGGCAGAAATGGGAGAGGTTCCGAAACACTACTACCCCCAGCTACAGCACCAGTTAGCATGCACAGGGCACGAATTCATGTACTACTGGTCTTATCATAAGGGGAACGGCGTTCTTGTTAAAGTTAATAGAGATGAGAAATATATCAAGGAGCTTATCAAGAAAGAAAAGAAATTCTTTGACTGTATGGAAAAGGGTGTTGAACCTGAAGCTACTGAGGATGATTTTTCCCTTGGAACTGATGAGTGGTTAACAGTGGCAAAAGCTCTGGATGTTGCCTCACAAGAAAAAAAAGAATGGGCTGATAGAGAGGCACAGCTTAGAGAGGAGCTTATCAATTTGTCTGATGGGCAAAATTGCTCGAGAAATGGCTTTGTGTTCAGCAAGACGGAGAGAAAGGGGAGCGTTGATTATACCAAAATCCCTGAGCTCTCTGCAATAGATTTGGATCAGTACAGAAAGGAAAAAAGTATTGTATGGAAATTTAAATCTCCAAAAGTAATATAAACATTTTATTGATTAATATGATCATGTTAGGGGCGTATTGTATATGCCCCCTTTTTATTATGTAGATCAAAAAACCCAATTTAATTACAGTGAGATTTTAAGATTAAATAGAGGGAGATTATGCGAACAGCTACACTTATCGGATTTTTAGGGAGAGATCCCGATATTAAGCAAACAAACAACGGAAGATCATATACCACGTTCTCGATGGCTACAAAAATACGGAAGGATGAAGACCCTGTTTGGGTGAAGGTGATCATATGGGAGGACAAAAGGACAATGTTCCCCATCTTGAATTACTTGAAAAAGGGAAGCAGTATAATTGTGATGGGTGAATTTGTTTTGAGTGCATATTTGTCAAAATCTGGAGAGCCAAAAGCTGATATTAAGGTGAACCCATTCTACATAACCTTTGCTCCTTCAGAGAAAAAACCTGATTCCAATGAAGAAAATAATGAGAAAGAAGAAGTCCCATTCTAGTTAAAAAGGGGTAGAAAGCCTACCCCACTATCGATAATGCGATGGGTTAAACGTCATGACCTAACTTGGAAATTAAACATAACCTTTACTCCCAACGACTCAAGTAAATTATCACACCAAAACATTTATCTAAACAAAAAAAGGAGGGGGACGAATGAACGCCCCCACGTAAATATGAGAAATGCGATGCACAATGAACGATTGCATTTTCAAATACTATTGAATTATACAAAATTTAGATTTTTTCCGCACAGAAAAAGTAAACTTCTTGATAAATATCTTTGGTTTATTTTACCTTGGTTTTTACAAAAAAAAAGGGAAGCGGTAAAACTTCCCTTTAATATGCGTTTTGCTAATCCAACAGAACCGAAAAAACAAAACTACAACAATAAACTGAAAAGTAGTTTAACCGTTCTGTTGGATTAGCACAACAAAAAAAGAACGGATAAATGAAAAATCTCAAAAAAAATCAAACCCAAACAAAAAATTCGCAAAAACTTTCCAGTCATGGGAGGTTTTTTGTGTTTTCAAATAATTTCTATGTATAAATAAAGGAGATATAGGATGAACTATTCGAAAGAAGCGGAAATGATGACCCTCGGGGCTATGATCATTGATAAAGAAAACCTAAAGTATGGGATGGAAACCCTAAAGGAATGTGATTTTGTCATGAAAGAACATCAGAGTATTTTCAAGGCGATGGAAACACTGCATGAAAAGGGGAAACCTGTAGAAACTGTCACGCTATTAGAAACCCTAAAATCTAAGAAAACGTTAGATAAGTGCGGTGGAGCTGGATATCTTGTTGGATTAGCACAATATTGCGGAACTTCAGCAAACATAAAGGAATATATTGCTATTTTGAAGGATAAGACCGTTCTTAGATCTATTGGTGATGTTGCTCAAAAAGCCCAATTAAAGGTTTCAGAGGAGAATATTGATGGATTGGTGTTATTAGAAGAGATTTCCAAAGAAATTGAAAAGCAGAAGAAGATAGCTAGCATTTCCATTCAAGATACGCATGTATCAGACAGGATTAAAGATAAAAATGACATGCTCAAAAAACACAGGGGAAATGATCGTTTAGGGCTGTCCTTAAAGTCCTTGGAGATGTTCAACAGAAACCTTCTTGGTCTTAGGGGGTTGATGCTTCTTGCGGCAGCTCCTAATGTGGGGAAAACTGCCTTGACTGTTCAAATGGGATTAGAGGCATTGCTTGAAAACAAAGACGCATGCCTAATCTACGTGTCGTTAGAGATGTCTTCTCAAGAAATTTTTATGAGAATGTCGTTAAATTTGTCAGAAATGACCTATAGGCAATATTTATTCGGCACTCTGGAACAAGCAACCATTGACGGAGCATTTTTTACACGTGAAGAAATAGAAAGAATGAAAGAGGCAGATGCAATCCTAGAGGGTTTTGGCGATAGGTTGAAAATTATCGATCAAACAGAATGCCCCTTCATAGATTCTAACATGATTATCAATTACATCGAGGAAGTTAAGAGGAGATCGGGAACCTCTAAAGCTATCGTCGTTATCGATTATCTTCAAGTATTTCCAGCAGATCCCTCACTCAAAATTTTTAATGAAAATGAACTTGATAAATGGAGGATAGGAGAGGTGAAGAAAATTAGAAATTCACTTAACTACATTGAAGAACCTGTAATCGTTATCTCTGAGGCAAGAAAGCCGACAAGTAAGGAGAAGTGGGGGGGTGATATGTCCGATGTTATGGGCTCCGCCAGAGGATCTTATACCCCTGACGTTGTGACCCTTCTCTCTAAAGCTTCAGCTGATGAGGTATGTTATATGTTGAAAAGTAGGGGCTTAGTAGGGAGGCATAAAGATGTACCGCCTCTTGTAATAGAAGATCTTGCAGACAATGGCATTTCGCTTTGCGGTTTGACAGTTTCGAAAGCACGTGATGGAATGAAAAAGTTTTCTACTATGTTGGAATTTCATTTTATGGAGAATAAGTTTAAACCAGTAAATTGGACGAATATTCTTGGAATCCTCGAAAAATAAAAACTCGTATAGGGTATCTGGCCATCTGATTGATCAGAAGTTGAAAATTGGGGGGATAAAATTGTCCCCCTCTGAGAACAAGCTTGTGCACACGCTAGCCCTTCTTCTTCATGCCAAAGACCCAAGCGAAAAACCTAATAAGTTGGTGAGTTGTGGAAGAGAAGAATTGCTATCCTATACCCTAATTACCACGCAAAAAGATCTCTGTAAGGCTTATTTGGGGGAATCTGGTTATTCTGGTGCTAGTATGAAAATTATCAAGAATGTTACCTATAGTCTTGCCAACAAAAGTTTCTTAATAAAATATAACAGGCATATTGAAAAAGAAGATAAACGAACGATAAAGTATTGCCAACCACTAATCACCCTAAACAAATTCAGCCCAAACGAAATAGATATCTCATTAAACCCAATCTTCACGGATCAAATAGATTCAAAATTTGTAGAGTTTCCCATTGATCTCAATAGGAGGCTTATTACTTCAGCTGGACATCACAACAGGGTAACAGAAAGTCTTAACATATTGTTAGAGTGGGTGTTTAGGGAAATCAGTTCAAAAAGATATAGGGTTGAGATCAATGAAGAGAATTTACCTACCATTCTTGGACTTGAAAAGGATCTAAAGGCACGTAAAACAAGAACAAATAATAGGATACTAGAAGATATTAACATCCTCATCAAACTTGGACTTCTTCTAAATTGGGAAAAGCATCCAAATGCAACAGGAGGGATTAAATGGGTTTTTCATGTAAACAAAGAGTTAAAATAGATCCTATTCAAAAAAAGATTTACGTTGATCAAGGAGAAATTTACGTTGATCAAGGAGAAATTTACGTTGATCATGGAGAAAACCCACGTTGATCATGGAGAAAATTGTATTTTTTGGATTTCTCAATTTTAGCCTTCTCAACTATATGTGAAGTCAATTTTTCATGTTAAAAAAAAACTTTAAAACAAGGACAAGATAATTTTAAGAATCTATAAGAGTTCTTAAGAGGGAATGCCCCCCTTTTTAGGGTTGGGGGTCATCCCCATTCCCTTGGTAAGAATGTCTGTTAAAATGAAAAAAAATAAAAAACAAAATAGTCTTGCATGAAAATAGGTTAACATATAAACTACTGGAAAAATTAAAGAATAGGAGATCAGTTCAATGCAAAGCAAAGATGAAAAAATTATATCAATCCTTCTAAAGAAAGAATTCCATAGAAAATTAAAGATTCATTGTGCTGACAACGAGATTAGTATTAAGCATTTTGTCCAGATGGCTATCTTAGAGAAGATGGATAGAGACTTGAAAGAAGAAGATAAAAAATAACTTAAAATTATAAGGAGTGTAAATATGAGTGGAGAAAAAACTTTTTTAGATTTTATGAAGTGCGTTCAAGATAAAGTCAACTGTACGGCTATTGAGCTTTCAGCAGACTACATAGAATACGCAAGGATCATAAGCAAAGTAGAAAAAATTATGTCTGAAAAAGTGTGTGATGAACTTGATTACTTGTGTGATGAAATTGACAGTTCAATAAGATGTGTTGTTCAATTTTTCAGTAATCATGAGTTAGTATATGCACTTTTACAGTCGTTTATTTGTGAAGACAGATATAAAGAGATTATTGTTGATGAGGTGGTTGACCGCCTAGCACTATTCAAAACTGTTTATAAATGGTCGGATGGATATCGTGAATTTACTTCTATGATAGAAAAATATCTTAAAGGATATTGGAGCGTTGAAGATGAGATTGAGGAGTTTAATTATAGATGTGGCGATTATTCCAAAAGATACTCAGAAAAATATGATGATGATGAATTGAATGAGTTCACATCAAAATCATATACATTAGAGATGTGGCAGAAGAGAATTCATTATAACACGTATCTAGAGCTAATTAGAGATTATAGAGCTATCGTTAAGGAGGGTAACAGGAGCGGTAAGGAATTAGATAAATCGTTTGAAGAAGGTGTTGTTATCTTGCGTGATTTGATAGCTCTCTTCATTAAACTGGAACAGAGTTAATTGAAATTATAAGGAGATTAAATATGAAGAATATGCCGAAAGTTAACATAGATGTGTTAAAGGAAATATGCGATACAATGGGTTTCACTGATGAAATGTGTGGGGAGATTTACAAATGGTGCGTTTACACTAGTACATTTATTAACCACTACAAATATAATAAGGATGCTAAAAAAATAAGGGACGATATTGTAACATGTCTGAGCAATTCGTTAGATGTGATTTTAGATCATGATTTGAAAAGGCTTGCTCTTCTTGAGTGTGAGTCTTCAGATACGGTGATTTTGGCTAGTCTTGTAAACAGAATCGTTTTTTTGGATGTGGCATTTGAAGAGAAGGAAAGGGCAAAAGAATTGCAAAACGTTTTAGATGATATACTTAAGGAGCGAGAAGCATTTTGCGAAGGGGTAAAAAAAAGGTTTAAGTTTATAAGAGCTGAAGTAGAAAAAAACCTTTATAATTTTAATGTTATCCGTAAAACGATTGATGGTGGTCTATATTCTTTTGATGATTTTTTCGTAGCAAGGCTTGGTGATTGTTATGAATTACGTGAGGACGAATATAAGGTTCATCTAAAAAAATCTAAGATGCCAAAAAACGCTGAATTCAGTGAGATGTATGAATTTGGTTTATATGTCTTTCGTGGGGCAATTGACTTGCTAGATGCGTTTATGGATTATGATGAAGAACGTGAAGCAATGTCCTGTTATAATAAGTCTATGAGGGAGTTAGATAAACTTATGGATGAATCTAAATAATTAAAATACATTTAAATAAAATTTAATGTTAGTATGGGTTACACTTTGAAGTTGTGTAGCCCATTAACCATTTAAACGACAAAAAAAAGACAAAAGGGATCTTTGTAGAATTAAAGGAGATGTAACATGAGTATGGATTATAAATTTGAGGATAAAAAGGAATTAAGGGAAAGCTTCAAGCATCTGCACGATATTTGGGATGTTTTAAAATCTGATATCTTAGAATATAAAATGCTAACATTTCCGATAAATGGTATAAAAAGCCCCTCTAATATATGTGAGGTGGTAGGGACTGCCGTATCAAATAGAGAAAGGCTTTTCAATGATGAGGATCTAATCAATTTAGGCCACCCAGTCCCTATTTATGATAGAGTGGTTGTTCTTAAAAAGATTTTCAATGAGGTTGAAAGATCCCATTCAATTAACAAAGCGTTCACTGAAAAATCAGACGGTGAGTTTGAGGGGCTACTCGGTACGCTTGATCAAGCAACAAATGTAAATGAGTTTCAAACATATGGTGCAAATTCGTATGATGAATGGGTATCGACAAGGAAGTTTGAAGATTTGAGATTGCTAGAAACAGCAACGCAAATGATTGAAATTGGTGAAGGCAGGTGTAGTAAGAATATTTTAAATGCTGGTATGCTTGTTCACGAGCTCGTAGAGCAATCTTTACTTTCGTTTACTGATGAAGAGATGATCGGGGCGTTAAAAGGTTGTATGGATGATGTTTTAGCAAGAAAAATCGCTAAAATTATTGGATTTAGAGTTGATGGGCTTGTGTGGACTAAGCAATTAGACAGGGCACTGAATTTATCTTCTGGACTTATTACGATCATGCTTGTAAAGCACGGTATGGATAGGCACAAGTTAAGGGCTTTTTTAAGTAATGCTAGTGTACATAATATAATTATGAAAACAGAGTTTTATAAATGCTTTGGTATGGGTGAGCTGACACGTGGAATTGAGTACGTGAATGAGATGTATTGGGGACAGGAAGAGGAAGAAGATGTTTAATAAAGCGTTTGATTACGCAAAGTACAAGGGTCGATCAGATCCATACGAGAATATGATTGAAGATGTTCTTGTTCGCTGGATTGCTCCAATGTATACAGATCTTTTTATTAATCTAGGAATAGTAAAGAAACTTGTTACAGATGAAAAATCGTTATCGACCTATGAGGAGAATGTAAAAATATCTCTTTTTTCAGCTCTCACAATTCTTTCTGATGACAATGCGTTTCTCCTGTTGAAAGAAACTAATCATGAGCTTGCTTGGCAATCGTTCTTTGATAGAATATGCAGGGCTGATCTGGATTTTAATGATTATGAGAGAGCGAGAAGACTAGAGAAGATGTTTATTGAATATGAGGGTAAGAAAGATCCCATTGAAACCATAGATAAAATTGAAAAGATTAAAAAAGAGTATAGATTACATGAGGGTGGGGATAGGTATTTCGCACGTCCTTGGTATGGTGTTGAGTGTGAAGAAGATCATAGGAATCATTCAAAAAGAATGACGCTGACTATGTTAGATCTTTTTTTACAACTAATAGAAAAGAACGTATCTTTTATTAAAGAATCTGATAGTAAGTTCGAATTCTCCCGTTGTTTTGTCCTTCAAAAAATTGGGTGTTTTCTCTGGAATACAATGGGTGTTCTAGCTGATTGTATATTGAATTTCTCAGATGATGAACTTATTAGATCTTTGATCGTGCCTAACAAGGATCTCGACAATAATTCTTTGCATAAAAATGAATTCTCAATTGATTTTGTTGATAAGATTTCACGTATTATCGGGAACAGGATTTATTTACTAACATATTTTGAAGAGAAAGAAAGAGCTGTTGAACTTAGCAAGAATTTGATAAAGGCTTGGGAGGATATTGGAAGAAGTGAAGAGACTTTGAGAGAATTTTTTGATAAGGTAAATAAGCCTAATATAGAGAAACAGGCAAAGCTTGTTGAAAATGGTGTGAAAGATGCACTTGTGAAAGAAGATTATTTTATGTGCTTATACCTTGGAGAAGAAGATGAAGCAAAAGACATTTGAAGAACTTGCGAAATCTCGTTGTATGGATAGAATAGCTATACTAACAAAGCGATATTGTCAAATTGATTTATTGTTTCGTTCTTCTAAGGAAAAACTTTGCGATATAATTGGTTATAATGAAAAAGACGCACGTACTAATTTAAAGATGCATGAATATACAAGAATTATATTGAATTGTTGCTATGTCTTCATTAGTGATAAAGATTTTTTAGAGGTATTGGATGGGTGTCTTAATGATAAAACAATTGAGTTCGCTGTTACTAGATATGTGTATTTAGATAAGGCTCTTGAAAATAATGAAAGGACACGTGAATTATGTAATGGTGTTTACAGTATACTAAAAAAACATAAAAAACCAAAAGAAATGTTCTTTGTTCCTTTGAGAAATGTCTTAGAAAACATAGAGGAAGTTAACGTCACACTTTTAAGAAATGTATCAAGTGCTGTAGGGTTCATTACCCTTAATGAGAATGGCAATTTAGCTGGTTTGGATGCGTTATCACATATAATTACTGAAATTTCTGAACATGATGGATCATTAAATGAATTAGTGTACAACGTATATGAGATATGCATATCTCATTATATAGATTTTTTTAACATTGATTCACTGTTAGATATATTCAAATCTAAAAAAAATGTCGTTATTTTTAACTCAATAGGAATTCGTTTGCAGGAGATGAAAGAGCTTGAGATACAGATAGATAGTATACCTATTTTTGAAAAGAAACTTAAGAAAATTCTTGGTGATGGTATGGATGAAGATGGGTTTAAACGATTATATGAGCAATCTGCCAGTATGTTAAAAAGTTTAAATGATAGATGGGAGGTGAATAGTGTGTAAATTTATCAATAAAATGTACCGATGGTTTAAAGTGTGGTGCTGGTTTTGCGAGGGGGAAATTGATAAGGGCGATAATGTGTGTAGGCATTGCGGTGCACGTTTGGTTAAAAATTCCGTACATTCAACATGTAAGGCGTTGGTTTCTATCAATAGGGCTCTTTGTGTAGTTGCTATATTGCTACTGGGTTCTTTTTATTTGACTCAGCAGAAGTTTGCTACAATTAAACTAGATCGTGTAATAGAAATTCTTGAGAAGAAGCTTGAAAATAAGGTGGATGAGTAAAATGATGTTTGTGAATATAGTTTGTGTGTTGGTGGTGTTTATTCAGTGTTGCGATTTGATTTATAACCGCAGATCACTTTCTAGACTGTTCAAAGAAGATAGGCTTGTGATAAAAAAAGATATGGACTTTATAATGGACGAACTTAAATTTTTCTATAGGGTGAAGGATAAGACTTATGAACTAGAGAAAGAAAATAGAGAGTTGGAGAGAATGATTGTTAAGTTAGAGGGAAGAGTTAACGTTTTGGAGAATCAAAGGGATGGTTGATATTTGTTTTTGTGCTCTATTGTCATCAATTTCTTTTTGTGTTCTTAATGCAATCGTTTATAGAAACCACAAATACACTATTGATACAACCAAATCAATTTTAGAGGTTTTTGATTATCACTACGATTTTATAAAAATGAACAAGTCCAGAATGAATGATCTAGAGAAGGAGCTTTTATATTTGAGGGAACAGATGGATAAAAAAGATAAATGAAATGTTGGGGAACTGTTAAAGGATCTTGAGCTATGAGCAAAACAGAACTTAAAACATTCGATGAGTTTATAGAAAAAGTCAATTTACGCCTTATATGTGATGCGTGTTTAACGGTAGACAAAGCCATAAAAAACCGTTCAATGGATTTTTATCTTAACACTGTTGTACGTGCATCCATTTCGATGTTTAATGATTGTATTATGTTACTCAGTGACAATGAGTCTCTCAAACTGCTATCAGGTGTTATAAATGACGCAGTGCTCAAGGCACTTGTTATAAGATACACATATTTTACTCATTTTTTCAACGATGCTGATCGTGCAATGGAGTTTAATTCGGGAATACGTGGCGTTTTAAAGAAGAGATGTTTTGACAATAATCTATTTTCTAAAGCTCTGAATTTTTTTCTAGAAACAGAGTATGAAGAGGATATGTTCTATTCAATGGGAGAGTCGCCAGAGAGGTATGATTCTTTAGAACAATTCATTGCGAAAACTAGATGTAAAAAAATGGAACGAAATTTTTTAGACACAATAGAAATAGTGGAGGGAAATCTTTTAGGTACAGTAAAAGTAAAGGAGAGAGACACAAAACAAACTATATCTACATTGATACGAAGGTGTGCGTTGCCTTATGCTAATTTTTTTTCAGATGATGAGTTATTAAGTGCGTTTTCTCGTGTAGAATCAACACAACTTTTACAAATGGTAATTCTTCGTTTGTGCATTCTCGAAAGACTAGAAGGGGAAAGAAAAAGGGCTTCCGAGCTTAAGAAGAGCTTGAAGTGTATTCTTATTAAAGAAGTTCACGAGCTTTATATTGCTTTAACCAGTTTGGCCGAGAAGATATGTGGAATTAGGTGGGACGATCTATAGATGAGTGAAACAGGAGAAACAATTGTAATAATTATTTTTTCTTTATTTCTTGCGTATTTAATAAGAGATTGAACCTTTTGCATGAGGGCACGAAAATGGGTAGATTGGTATGAGTGAGAATGTTGAAATAGCTAAATGTATATGCGAGTCTATAGTGGCATGCGTGATGTGCGTTTCTATGACATGGGGCGTATTTTATATGATTGTATCTATGCACAAACATAACAAATAGTTGTATCGTGCACACAAAATAGCGTTTTCTTGTGCATGACTCGTGTATCGTGCACACAAAACAGGCTTTTCTTGTGCATGATGGTGCGAAAATATGTTCATTTTTCTTAAAAATTTAAACATATGAAGGAAATATGTTCACTTTGTCAACATGATTAAAGGAGATAATAGATGAAAACAGAAACCGAAAAAGAAACATTTGAAGAGCTTGCAGAAAGGGGGAAGGTTAGACTTGTTTGCAATATGGCACGTACCATAAACAACCTTGATGATAGTTGTAGGGGTAATCCTTATTGTAAAGATGTCCTTTCAGTAGCATACAATATGTATGATAGTTGCTTTATGGCTCTTAATGATAAAGAATGTATTGATACAATATCAATAGACACGCTAAGAACTGTTCTTAAGAGCTTAGTCATTAGGTACTCATATTTTACACATATCTTTAATGATAATGATCGTGCGGCAGAATTTAATAGTGCAGTACAAAATGCTTTGAATAGTCACGGAAACGGAACAAGCGGAAAAGAATTCACTCACCTTATTAAGGAATTTAATAATTCTTATGATGTATTAGACTTCTTAAAGCCAAAAAGGGAATATGAATCGCTAGAGGAATATGTTGAAGGAGATAGGATTATTGAATTAAGAAGTTATTTTAGGTCACTACAAACAATAGATTTTAAAAAAGCAACTTCAGATGTTAATGTATTATTATCTAAGTGTTCATTTGCATTCACCAATCATTTTCATGAGGATGATTTGCTATTGATAGGTTATAAATTAGAATCTCCAATACTTTTGAACATTTCAGTAACTCGTTTGTGTATTCTTGAAAGTCTAGAACGAGAAAAGGAAAGAGCTTCTAAATTTAGAGACAAATTAAATAAATTCACCAATGTAGATAGTAAAGGATATCGTGACGCCAATGCACTTGCCACTAAATTAATGGGAGAGTTACGCAAAGGTGACGCTAAAGGTTGATTTGTGTTAAAATGACGGGGTAGCTGTGTTAAAATGACGGGTAAACTGTTTTAGGAGAGAGAGTTAGCGGTCTAAAACTTAATCTGCGTTTTTTTTAGCATATTATGTATAGATGATATTCTCCATTTTCTTCCTCTATTAAGGAATTCTGTTTCATTCATAGCCCCAGCAATCTCTCTAAGTTTCATTCCCGACCATCTTAATCGACCTATCATCAAAAGAGTTTCCTTCTCAATCTCGCACACCTCTATATGAATTCCATCTTCAGAAAGCTTAAATCCAAATGGTATACGTCCTGTTCGTTCGTTCTTGGCTATTTTAGTTGCAAGTGCTTCTCGTGTTCTTTCTCTTATCCTGTTTCTTTCGAACTCTGAAATTGCATCAATGACGCTTCGTATCAGTTTATCGGATGATCTTGTAGAGTCTGTACCTTCGCCAGCACAGGAGATAATCTTTGCCTCTTTCTTCTCAACTAAAGATTCTATTAAATTCAAATTTAATATATCTCTTCCAAGCCTATCTCTTTTTGCAACTAAAAGAACGTCATCCTTTTTAAGGGCTTCAATGGCATTCTTTAGAGCTTTTCTTTTTTCTAGTGGAGCTGATCCGCTTATCGCCTTCTCGGTAAAAACTTTTTCAATTGTTTCCTTTTTAGCTCTAGCCCAATCTTGGCAAGATTTTAATTGAGCTGCTTTCCCTGCTCCACTTTCTTCTTGTTGACTTGTTGAAACTCTCAAATATGCGTAAATTTTCATGGGTAAATTATAGCAGTTAGATCGTTAATGTGCAAACAGTTTTTCCCCTAAGGTCGATTGCGAGAAAAATTTGGTTATTAAAATATTAAGTATGATATTAGTCAGAAAAAGGAGGTGAAAGTAATGGATTTTGAAATTTATGCACCTGTTATTATAGTTGCACTAATTTCTTTATTTATGTGGTCGGATACATCATTCAAAATCATTAACAAAAGATTGGATAGAATTGAAAGAAATTCAGAAATCATAGAAGTAGAAAGGAGTGTAGAATGATTATTTTTTTGTTATTGACTATTGGGGTGTTATTAGGTTTAGATATTTTTCTATGTTTAGTTTCAATTCATTCATACAGTCTAAGCAAGGATCAAATAAATAAGGTTATTGAAAAATTAGATGGTCTAGGTACCGATCGAATGAATGAGACTGTTGAAAAGTTAGATAGACTTGCATATTCTATTGAAAGGATGAGATTGATAATCGAGACAAAAATAGAGCCAAAAATAAATGTATTGGCAGATCTAGATGATAAAACTGGACAAAAATAACGATTCTTTGCAAAATATTCATATTTGGCGGAGGTTTAAAATGTTGTTCAAGGAATGGGCAGAAGGATCTATGTTGAATGTTGATAGAATTGTAGATATATTTACTATCACAAAGCCTACAGCGTATCGTTTACTGGAGGGGGAGGGTACGCCCCATCTATGGCTTGCATATGCAATTTATCAAGAAAGTGAAGGTGCAGTAGAAATGAAAGATCTATTTGGTACAAGAAGTTCAACTAGATACAATAGGTATATAATTGCTAAAAAGAGACGTATAAAAGACATGCGTGGGATGGAAAAACTACTGCTTCAAGAGGATCTATTTGGTTAAACTCATAGACCTTCCCTAAGAGCATTTTCAAATGCATATATACTACCAAAATGTTTGATAGGATCACCAAGAACAGCCTGTGCTAATATTCTTCTTCCAAGGATCTGTTTTTCCTTGTCTGTTAGTTCGTCTTGATCAATGATTTCATATATATCTTTAAATATTGGATCATCATCAAACTCAGAAATAGAGCATACATAACTAAAGTTGTCAATCTCAATGACTGAGTCATCCGATTTCAAGCATCTTATTCGTTCATGAATCATTTATCGCCTCCTATCCATTAGTTACTCTTAAATGTATCTCCTTCAAGCATCTTTCTGTGTTTTTCTTTTTGTAGATCTATCTTATTAAAAAATATGACGCTTTCGGGAACTGAGCGGACCTCATCAATCACAGTTGCCTTAAATGTTGATCCTAATGTTGTGTTATCTCTTAGAGGTCTTTTTTTTTAAACCAGTCTTTAATTAAATCATTATCAATTGGAACGAACTTAGGCAATGATCCTTTCCAGTTATATCTTGTTTGGTGCCATGGGCTCCCAATTTCAGTTAAGGTTTCTTTTAATTTTTTAGTACTATAGCTTGCAAAATCGTTCCAAATACATCGTATCCTTTGAAAATCTTCATCTAACAAATTATCATTGTTTTTATAATGGGGCACAAGCGGATCATTTGTTATGGTGCGAGTAGTACAGAAAAGTCCCTCTGGATCTATCGCAACTCCATCGAGATAAAATTCATTCATTAGATGATTAATTTCATGCACCATAAAAAATGGCCCATTTGGACCAGCATAGACAAGATCATTTATCATGGGGATTTCTTGTTCTTCTAAAGATCTTCCTTGCACTAGATACAATAGAAAATGCAATTTAAATCTATTATCAAATTTCATGCCTTCTTTACATGCTAGCTTATTGAATTCCTTTGCCACGGTACTAACTGAAACTACCATAATTTTCTCCTCATTTTGTTTAAAATTTCATGCTATTTTAAAATAATTTTTATTGCAACTACTGCTGATTAGTCTTCTTCAAGTGTCTCTATTTCTTCTTCAAGTAATGCAAAGCACTCCTCAAACTCGTTTACAACTCTTTTACTTACAATAGGGAGGAGATCACTAGGGGGAATGTCGTTTACATGTTCCCTATTCTCCCTACCACTACATGAATCATCTATCCGCTTGAATCGTACAAATTTAATGGTTTCAGATCCTAAAGAATCATAAGGTGCTAACTCTTTAGTTCTGAAGTACTCACGCATCCCTTTGTGCACTTCTCGTTTCCAGAGATCTGCTAGCTCCACGCTTTTTTTTTAAATTCCTCTTTTATTAGATCAGTACTAATCACTGCATTTATAGGTAATGGTCCTCTATAGTTTAGCCTTGTTTGATACCAAGCACTGGTTGTGTCCATAGTAAATTTTTCTAGATCTGCAACAGTATGATTTCCAAAATCAATCCAAACATTATTTATGATCTTTGAATCTTCTGTTGAGGTATATTGTTCTGTATAGGTATTTGAATAAATGGGATCATCGGAATGGCAAAAATAAGATGCTTGTTTGAAACCCTTATCAAGTTTGGGGTCGTTAAATTCTGCTATACAAAGCATAGGGAAGAACATGCCACTTATGTGGGCTATCGGTGCTTCATCTACTAATGGTACGCTTTTTTTACTTAAACATATACCATTAGCAATGTAAATTAATTGATTCATTTTTTTAGTTTCAATTGTTATCCCAGCCTTTTCAGCATTGAATTTGAATATTTTTGCAACGAGGTGTGTCTTGTAAACCATAATTTTCTCCTTACTTGGTTTAAAATCTCATGCTATTTTAAAATAATTTTTATTGCAATGAAATTATTATTAATATATAAATAAAATTATAAATGAATTTGTAAGGGTGATTATGAATGAACTAACTATTAAACAACTATTTACGTATTTTGTTTGTCTTCGTTCGCTAGATTTTGTATTCGGTCTCGTATTTTTTTTTATTTTTATACCTGTTTTGATATGGCTTGATGGAAAAGAATTTTGAGTTTTAAGGATTATTGGAGTAAATTTACTGGTAAAGAGTGTATTGTCCTCCTAGATGGAGATGAATATTTTAATGGAAAACTTTATGATGAGGATACAATGACAGTTTATTTAGGGGGTGGAAGATGGAAAGATCTATCTCCATATTGGATAGATAGATGTTTAAGAGAATTTGCCATTCAGATGAAATATGAGGAAGATGGGAAACGTTATTTTAATAAATATAGATTTGAAGAATTAATTCTTTATATCTTGAAAAAAATGAAACATAGTAGAGTTTTATTGAGAAAAGTACACGATTTGTGTAAAATTTTTGTTTATTTTATTGAGTTTGATTTTTATGAGGCATTTTCTAGAAAGCTTTGCGGTGCAAATCATATAAAAACATGCTGTGTAGATAAATGTCAGAAATGTTTTAAAATGGGACCTACTTATTTTCATGAAATTATCAATAATTTTAGTTCTCAAGTGACTCCTAAAAGACCTGAAGATGGTCCTTTTAGGGAACCAGATTTAGGAGATTTTCATTGTAATGAACTAAAGTTAATCGATGAGACAATAGATAGGCTAATGTACAAGCCAGAAGAAGAAATTCGTGATTTATATTTTAAAGATGTTCCAGTTAGAGTTGCAGATTG